TCTTGCTGATTGCATTGTATACTGAACCACACATGGCATCAGCTAAGTCCTTAGACTTCTTTCTTGGGTGATCAACTCTATTGTTTGGCATGATTCTTAATTCTAATAACTCATCTAGTAAGATATCGATATGTGGCGCAGCAACTCTTTCTTCATAAAAAAGCATTGCCAAGTCTTCATAATGTTTTTTTGCAACAGATAAAGTTTCTGTATTTATGCTGACCTGTTTTAACTCTTGTTGAATATCAAATGATTGCCAGCGGTCAAAGGTGACCATACCTAAATTAAATCCATTTCTTTTAAGATTAATAATCCAGTTCTTTACCTCTGAAAGATCTACTGGACCTTCTCTTTTTGGTTCCCACCAAGCTATAGCATCCACCACAACGAATGGAACTACCTGTGTGTAGTCATTGAACGACTGGACTTCTACCCATCTTTCAACATGACTGATTGCAACCGCACACTTATCATGCTTCTGTGCAAGGTCTGCATGGACATAGTAAATGGTATCTGGATTGGGTTTGAAGTTTAAATCAAATCTTCTATTTTGATCTAAAGGATTACGAATAGACAAAGATCTTTCTATTTTCTCTCTAGACTTAAAGAATGAATCTGTGCTGCTCCCTGGCATACATGCAAATCGCATTAGGGCATCAGAGGGTTCCTTATAGAAAGCAATCTTAAAGTCTTCAATATTTCTTGTAGGATTTATTTCCCATGTGGGTCTCTTCAATGCAAATACCCGTGGGTATTTATAGGAAATTATATTATCTTCTTCCCACTCAATTTCAAAGGTATTTCCTGGAGAATCTTCTGGCAAGTCTTCATTAAGAACAAACTTATGGCTTCTTATAATAGTTTCTTTTTCTGCAATAGCATCTTCATATGCATTGCTAATAAAGTCTCCTTTAAATCTAGGAAAAGAAAGAAGAACAACTTTTCCGTAGTCAGGGAATCGTGAATCAACTGAACCACGAAAAGCTTTGTAAATGTTGTCAGCGGTTTTTGCTTGATCATTTGATGCCGCCGCTGACTGCATAGCAAATCCTGAAATCTCGTCAAGGATAGCCATGAAAAGGTTCAAGCCTTCGTGAGACTCTCGTTCTGAATGTCCTGAGTAAACGGTAATAGATTTATCAAACTTAATTGAACCAACTTTTGTGTCAAATTTTCCTGCAAACCAGGGAGAGTTTGCAATCTTCTTTACAAAGTTATCAAAGAATACATTCTTCGCTTGCTCAGCATTGATAGCAATGTTGATAAGATCAATAGAGTCATCTGGTGGCTTTCCATAGTACATAGCAGGATCTTTAAGAGATAGCAATTTATAAACCACATAAGCTACCCCCACAGTTGCTGTGTGATCTTTTCCGCTACCCTTACCTAGTTGCTGAATAATTTCAGTCTTAGTATACTTTTTAAACTGCTCAGTTCCCTCTTCAAAGCCCATCATTTTTATGAGATCTTCTTTGCGATAGATCTGACTCATGCATTCAACAAGTGTGTACTGATACTCTGACAGTGGTGGTAGTCCAAGGAACTGTGGATTAGTAACAAAAGTTTTAACGTCTACTGGTTCTTCATCAAAGAGGTCATCATCTAACGCATCCATGAAGTCAGAAAAATCAATTGTCAAGGATAACTACCTCACTAGATTTTGATGCCTCTGATAGTCTTGACATAATTTCATTACGAATCTCTGGGTGGTTCTGTGCAACTTCTTTGAGAATGTTAATAAGAATCTCATGCTTACGTTCCATGGTGGCAAGCTCTTCTGCGATCTCTTTGTTATCAAGCAGTCCTGCTCTTTGCAGCATATCAATACGCTTTGCCTCAATGTCAGTGATTAGTTTAATTGCGGTGGTCTTAGCACCCAAGTTAGATGTTTGATCTGCAGAGTCAATAACCTCATACGCCTTGCGAATGAGGCTTGAGTAATGTTGGTCTGCTCCTGCCAAAGCCTCTCTTGCCCTAGCATGGATAGCCTCATTGCTACTAGCCATTTGTCGCCAGTCATTAAGCAATGCATTCACGCGGGTTCTTGGAATATCTAATTCCATAGAAATCTGTGCGGTGTCAAGACCTTTTAAGTATTCTGTTGCAACAGCGTTTACTTCATCAAGGTGTTTGATTAGATCGTTTGACACGCTGGCCTCTCTTCTTTGGAATATGCTTTACGCGGTCAGGGTAAAAAGATCTAAAGGCACAGCTTATGCCTCTTTCTAATTCAATACAATCTACCCAAGAGATTCCATTCTTTGGGTTAGTCACATAGTTTAGAAACTTAAACTTGACTCCCCAAATACCCCTGACTTTAATCAGATCACCCTTTGTTATTTCTTTGCCTTCACTTGTCACAAAAGAGTCTTCTCTGTTAAACGGATCGTTGATTTCAACTTTCTTCCGTCTTCCCATTGTCTCTCCTAAGTCTAGTATCTTTGCTGTCCACTAATTTTAGCACGAGATAGCCCACTAGGTCAAGGATATCATTATCCCCTGCATAAGAAGATCCATTCTTTATTCTATTAAGCTTATCATCGATACGAACATCTATCTGATCACCTGGAGGAATCTTTGCAAAGATTTGTATTGGATTTAGGGCTGAGTTTCCATAGGCAATATTCTTTTTAAGTAGCAGGTTTGCAACTTCTACACACTGAAGAAGAAGCTCTGGCCCTGCTGGAGCCTGCTTACTTAACTCAATAAGCTCTTTCATTAAGCCTATCCACTTTTCATCTTCAATCATCTTCTACCTTTTCTTCCCATTTTTAATCCAAATTTATTTAGATAAAGATACACTGTCTGTATTGTGCATCCACATTCTTTTGCAATCTCTTCTGGACTCTTTTTGTCCTGAACATATCTTTTATGAAGCCAACTTTTGCTTTTATAAAGATCATACTTAGGCATTGTATAGCATATTCCATCTGTCAGACACATACCATCCCACACCAATTGCATCAGCAACATCGTCATCTATAACCTTCACCTTAAAGTTTTTGTTTACAGAGTCGATAGTTCTTTGCTTTCTTGTTTTTCTTTCTTCTCCTTTATACCAAGACTTTGATTTGCCTGGATTCTTTCTAACTATCTCCTGCTTTTCTGATATTGATAAAAGCTTTGTTCCTATATAATTTTGCCATTGCATAGGAGTAATAGTCTTAATGTTTTTAATCCCCGCTACTTGTGCTGCTCCAAGAATCGCTCCCTGCACGAGAGACAGTTGCATTGCCGTCTTTGGGCTATTGCTATAAATAGCAGACTCAATGACAAGCGCATCTGCATTAACCATCTTAAAAAGCTGTATCGCTTTTTTACAGGCATCCCCTGATTTATAGAGAGCATCTGTACCATTAAATCTAATCTTGCCATACTTAACCAACTTTCCGTTTGTAAAATAAGAAAAGGCAAGAGAGTTTGTTGATGCATCCACAGCAATGATTGTTTGTGGTTTTATGTTGTCTTCAAGAGCCTGTCTAATTTTGTTCGTAGTCAAAGTAATTCTTTAGCTCCCTCATAAAAGTTTTCATTTTTGATTGGTGTACCAAGCAGTTGTCACAGATGCCTGAATCATTGTAAATGCTTAGGAGGGTATTACACCCTCCTCCACACTTCTTTTCTTTTCCCTTGCGATTTTTTCTTTTTTGAAGATGATATCTTTCTAGGATCTTTTCCTTGCTTGCTTCCTGCCTGCATTCAGAGTTGCAATAAATTTGTTTTGTTGTGTTTGGCGAGAACTGTTTATCGCACCACTTGCAGTAAAGCATTTTAGAAGAGTCCTTTCTCATCCTTTCGACGCGCTATCTTGATATCTCCGACAGGTGCATCCTTACACGCCTGCTGTATGGGACAGTTTTGACATATTTTTATGTCATTGCTTCTAAAGGGAACCTCTGGAAGCTTTCTGTCTTTCCATGCAGCATGAACATCTCTCATCCAATCAAACAGATAATCAACAAAATCTACATGATTTTGAGTAATGTTCACTGGTACTGCTAGTAGTTCATGAGTATTTTTATTCTCATATAATATTATACCGTTTTTCTTCTTATAGATTTTCATATAAATTAGAAGCTGCACGATATGATATGTACTAGCCTTTTTAGATCTTTTATGCCTATCAAAAGCATCATGGTTGGTTGTCTTGATTTCCACCACATACTCTGTATTATTCCAATTGATAAAACTATCTGTATAACCAAAGATAGGTGGGTCTTCATTGATTGTCTTTCTTTCGTTATCAATTAAGATACCAGAATCTTCTAATGCCTTTTGAATACGGGCGTGCCTATCTGAACCACTATCCATGTTAGTGATAACTTTGCCACTCTTGTACTCATAAAATTCTGCACCATCAAATGCTAGATACCAATACCTTGGACATACACCATGATTCCATACCAATGTTGATGGAGCGAAAGTTTTCTTCTGCATATGCTTTGGAACATTGTCTTTACGATAGCCTTCTTCTATGGCCTCAACAAGTCCAGAAAGGGGGCCAGAATCTTGGAACTCTGACTCGTCTTGCATCTCTGTTTGCCAGGAAGTTTCTAACTCTTCAAACTTTTCTATATCTTTTAACACACTATTAGTCTTTCTTAGAATCTTGCTTACAATTGTTTTAGCCATGTCACACCTTCACTAGATATTTTAGAGATGCAACAATCTTATCAAGTTCTGCTGCAGTTGTGTAATAGATATTTTTCTTTGCTGTATTTCCTTTTTCTACGTTAGTCATCCACCTTGCTTGCAAAGCTAGTTTTGCTGCAATTGCTTGCATACGAACAATTTCTACAGATGCAACGGCAAGGGGAATGTCTGGCTTTAGAATTAGCTTGGTTATAAACTCTAGTGCTTTAGTAAGTTCTTCATCTTCCATGAACTCTGCAATATTATATAAATCATTAATCTCTTGTAGCGTACTCTTATCCGTCACTTTTCTCTCTTATCTCTCGTAGTTCTTCGAATTCATTCCACTCAATTATAGCAAGTCTTGTCTTGTGTGTGTCTCCAAGAACAATCATGAGGACTGGTGACTTTTCTGGATCTGTCTTTAATGTGTCTGTACATATCTTTGCCCATACATCACGATTTATAGAAAATGATTTAGAGTATTCCTTTACATCAACTATGTACCTGTCAAGGTTTCCGTCAGCTTTTTGTATCTTTCCCCTACCAGAGTTCTTGTGTGGGGTCGCACCTATTCTTCTAAGTTCAGCACGCTCGCTCATTAGTAACCCCTGTCTCTTTTTATGTTGACGGTAGAGACAGTATCACAGTCTTTACACTTCCATGTAATATCAAGAACGGCTGGGTAGAATCTTGCTGTTGATATTTTTTGCTGACAACTTTGACAAGAAAATTCTCCATGCATCACTTCATACTTAGAGTAGCTTGACAAGTTCTTCTGCTTTCTCTGGGTTCTCCCTAAGCCACTCAATCACCTTTGCACGCCCCTGGAACCTCTCTCCAAGGACGGTATACCATGCTCCACCCTTTTCAACCTTACCAAGTTGCTCTGCAACGTCTAGGACTTCTGCAATATTGTCCACGCCAATATTATCGCCGTCAAAGTAGAAATCATACTGACCGCTGATAAAAGCGGGTCCAGTCTTATTGAAGTCCACATTCCATGTAACACTTCTTCCAATTTTCTTTTCAATTAATTTATCTCCTGTTGCTATCTTGTCTTTGATTGCTTGGTTTTCTGATTCACTAGACCAAAGTTTTACAATGGTGCTAGAGAAAAACTTAACAGCGTGACCACCAGTTGGAGCGTGGCTGACATACATAGCCCCAATTTGATTTCTTTGTTGAGATATAAGAATCAAAAGGGTTTGCTTTGTCTGGTTGTTTGCATAGTTAAGCATCTTCACGGCATTAGTCATGTCTCGTGCTTCTGCACCAATTTGCTTTGTGTTCTCAAGTTGCTTTAGTTCTGAACTATCCTTCTCAAAGTAGATTGCTGGAAGAAGGGCAGAGATAGAGTCTACAACGATTATGTCTGCTCCTGCTGACATAAGCTGCGTAGCAACGTCTACCATATCATTAACAGTTCTAGCCTGAGAGTAGATCAGTTTCTCTGGATCTGCACCCAGCTTCTTTGCCCAGTCTGGATCAAACGTCC